ATTTAGTATAGAGCTTGCCAATATGCTCTTCAAAATAGTCTAAGTTAAAATTATTTCCAATTATATCTAATCTCTTTACCTTAAGGGTTTAGTTCTAATAGTTGTCTATAAAGTTAATACAATTAGGTTGTATTAAAGTTCCGAAATCGTTTCCAAGTCCGTGGCCATGTCGCTTCTACATCAAATTACTCAAAATTTGCGGTAAAAGCTAAGTCATAGTCCCTGTAGGAGTCACCACACGCGGGCAAATCCTGATCAATCAAAGCGATGTTAATTTTCGCAATGAAATCCTCGAAGTACTCTTTTCCGTGGTGGTAGGCAAAACGAATTGCCGTTTCCACGTTTTCCAGAAGAGCAGCTTCAGGGTCTTCACATCTACGAATCCAATTTGTTAGTTCTTGAATAGTTGTGACACTAATCGGAGCTAACATAATGTAGTTCCTTCTGTGATGAAACCTGAAACCCCTCTTAAGGAATGTGAGTTCCTCGATGGGTTGTAGGGGGACTATAGCTGAGCTTTTGTCCGCGTTTGTGTACTCAATGCCATGAGCACCGAGAATGTCATGCAACACTTGGGCGTTGAAGACTTCCTGAGCCTCAGGATGTACGGCAAGAATGTTGTCATCTCCATAAATGGAGTCTCTAACAAACTTATCGTAATTCCTGAGAGCCAACAAGTCAACGCGCCCATGTGCAATGCATGACTCCCTCCATGCTAATCGCAAATAGTACGCTCCAACAATGGTATTTAAAATCACTGTCAGTGGATTTCCCGAAGGATTTCCCCTGTGCTTGATGTAAACAAGATTGTTCGCCAATTGCACCGTGTGAATCATCTCGTTCACAAGTACTTTCCGTACTCTTGCCGCTTCCTCTCCATCATCATACCACTTGTTAATAATATCACAAGTGGCATCGATAAGATCAGGATCAAGCTTACCATCAAAAGCTGAGTAATCCCCAGCGAAGCCCAAATGACCAACCTCATGGAGTTTGTTCCATAAAGTTGTCCACTCAGGTCCTTCGCAGTTGATTCCAACAGCAGAATGAGTAGCAAGCCGATTCTGATAGTAGAATGCGGCAAAAGACAGAAAATACTTGCGACAGAGCATAGTATAATCAGTTGGTGCAATGGTGAACGTTCTAGTTTTACCAGCTGCAATTTTCTCCATTGTCCTCCGTTCGTCCTTCAGACAGTCAGTCCAGATTGAGATTACTCTCTCTCCTTTCTTCGCTGCCTCCTCTCTTTCGATGTAATTGAGCAAAAGCTCCTCGTCGTCGATTTTAAGAATGTCCGGGTCGTTTCCTTTAAGTGAAAAGAGCCAGGCTTTCCCTGTGGCACCCGCTGGCTTGCGGAGCACGTAAGAATAACCTGCAGAAGTGCTCATGTTCATCCTATCAAAGAATTCACATCCCTCCACGCCATTGATCGCCTCTGTGTCTGTAAGAACACGCCGGGGACCCTGAAGCGGGAGGCCTGCGAATTCCGCGAGTAGATGTCGTGAAACAGCATCTATATCCTTTTGCTTAAAGGGTTGTGTTTGTTTGCCATACTTAGTGATGCCTTTTTCAAGTGGTGACATTTTAGTTGCCAGTCGTGGATCTCTTGGTGTGAGAGCGGCTGGTTCCGTTAAATGTTTGAAAACTGCATCATGTATG